AAGGAAAAATATAACTTGATTAAAGACATCAAGGAACATTACAACCTAGAAGATTTCTTCAAAGCAAAAATCCAAAACTATAAGATCAATGCTGCCATTTTTAATTTAATGGAAGCACATACTTTGCCTACTACTTTATATCCTAATTTTTCAGCATATTTAGTAGCTTTATTTTTACCACCTTTAGAAAATGCGAATTTAGTCAAATAAGCTTCACCACTTCCAGTTACATTATCTTCATCTAAGACTTTAGCAATTGCTTGACGTATTAATTCACGTAATTTTTCCATTATGCAGTTCTTAATTCGTGTAGTAATTCGTAATAATTCATTAAATTCAAGATATCATCATCAGATACATTTTCCGATTTAGGAATCATGTTTAGTATATTATTTACTTCTGATAATTTAATTTGGATTTTTTTATCTGTAATTTTATATGTTAATACTTCTAATTCTAATTTAACATTTTGAATTTGGTTATTAACGTATTCTTTTAATGATACAGTATTTGAAATATTATTGATGAATTCTTTCAATAATGTCTTTTGTTCTGGGAGTAGATCAGTATATTTGGTATTGAAATTTTCAACTACCATTTTATAGATCATCATACGCGTGCTTTTATCTTGCTTAGCGTATTCTTCCATTACTTGATCCTTCACTACTGTTTTATCTACTGCTTTTTTAGTTAGAAACTCAAGTAAAGTTACTCGGTTATCAATAACGATTTTAGGATCAGTAAATTCAGCTGAAGTGTGTGCTTCCATTAAATTAAAAATGGCAGCATTGATCTTATAGTTTTGGATTTTTGCTTTAAAGAAGTCTTCTAAGTTGTAATGTTCCTTGATGTCTTTAATCAAGTTATATTTTTCCTTACGTAAAGCAGTCTTATTTAATTTTTCAGATAATTTTAAAATAGTTTCAACTAAGCTATCTGCTTTAGACTCAGCCAATGACTGAACATTGATTAATGATTGATATAATTTATGTTCTTTAGCTATTTCAGTATTTGAAAAGTATTTCTTAACTAAAGTAGCGGCATGAGGCTCTTTATTGGACAAGATATCACTAGCAATTTGGCGCACTAATAGCTCAAATAATATGCCAGTGTTCTTATATTTTGAATTTTTCAATTTAGACATGTCTTAGTATTACTCTGTTATAAATATCGATTTGTTTATATATCTTGAATATTTGATTCATTTAGTATGGAAGGCTCTTCAAATACGTTAGTTTTCTTTACGTTCATGCTTTCCAACATCTTCTTATTCTTTAGGTATTCTACTCTAGCATTTTCTAATGTCCAAGTAGCGCCAGTACCAGCGGCCGCTTTTAACGGCTCGTGCATACCTTTTGATCCAATAGGATCTTTACCTAATGCGTGATCTTGTGTTCCATAATCAGATACTTTTTCTTCAGGACGTCCTGCTTCTTTTTCATCATATCCAATAGGTACTTCACCATAACGGCCTTTACCATATAATGAAGCCAAATCATGTGGCGTACCAAATGATGTACCTGATTCAACTGGATCGTTACCTTCGTTTTCGATTTGTGAAATACGGAACGAACGTTTCTTATCTTCAATTGTTTGATTACGGAACTCAGCGTATTGATCTTCTGAGAAGTGGAATATGTTTTGGTAAATCCAATCAGTAGGTAATAATGATTTATCCATTATATTACCAGCTAATTCAACTTTTTCCTTCCATAGAGCAATTTTTTCTTGCTCATAAATGATAGATGGTGTAGTTAACGATAATTCAAAATTCGTTAATTCAGCATCATCAAATCCTTGAGTATATAAGTGAACTAAAGCAATTTTAGTTAATTCAGATACAACAATACGTTGTACACGTTCTACTGTACGAGCAAAACGAATATCTTCAGATGCTAAAGTAGCTTTACCTGTTAGATCTTTTTCGAATCCTAAAAATGCTTTTGGAACACGTAATGCAGCAAATAATTTATCACGTAAGTAAGATACGTCTTCGATTGCTGTATATTCTAATCCTTTTAATGTATCGATACGAGTTGTTGTATCGTTTCCTCTAACTGGAAGATAGAAATCCTCAGTTAGATTCATCATATTATACTTTAAGTTATAATCGCCTGTTTGTGGATCAATGTATGGAGTTTTCTTGATCTTTTGTTTCATTTTCTCCATGAATCCATCAACTTCGTTTGGTGCAATATTTCCAACGTTAGTATAGAATAAACGTTTTTCAGGTGCACGCATAATACGATGTATTAACATCGCATCTTCCATTAAAGTTAATTGCTTGAATATTTTACGGCCTGGCTCAAGATATGAACGGCCATAAGGTAAATATGATGGGTCTGATATTAATCTAAAGTGAGCTATTTCGTAATTTTCAAAATAATCATCTTTATTTGTGTTTGTAGCGTATCCGTATGATTGATTTAAATTAATTTTAAAACGTACATATGATGGATTAGCGGGATTAGTTCCTTCTTCACGTTGAACATCGTATACAGAGAATGGAAGTGCATTATACACACCAAATTTTTCTGCGATGTCTAAGTGTAAATAAAAGTCTCCATACTTACACATTGTTCTAATCCACGACCATAGATTAAATTCTACGTTTAGAACTTCATAAAATAAATTATAAAGTACACGTTGTGTTTTCTCGTTTGGAGATTTAATATGAAGTACTTCACCCTGCTCGTTTTTTAGAGTAGCTTCATCAGCTATAATGTCCAACGCTGAAGCGATGATAGCATCTGTATCCATTGCTTCATAGTCCGTGTAAAGTGAAGTACGTAATGTTTGATAGTTCATTAATGGAGTATATGCCAGTTTTGAATTACCAGCATGGATTCGATTGAATCTGTCTATTAATGAATTAGTTTGTATATTGCCGTATGTTTGAAGACGATCAACATCAATTGTTCTTAGTTGATTGCCTCCTACATTTCTAATTATTACATCAGTGGAAAATAACCTTCTTAGTCGTCCGAAAAGACTAGTATCTATTGCCATATTATTCTATGTTACTCAATATGTAGTATATGTTATAAATATTAAACATAATAAGGAACATTACATTAGCCAATTTAGATCGTAAGTGTTTCCATGTCCGTCCTGCATTTGCCAAGGATTTGCGTTTACATTAGTTCCTGAACTAATACCTGATGATGCAATTGATATGTTACTTAAAGCAGCTTTAGCCATATCCGTACCATTTTGGTGATATACTAATGCTGTATCTCTAATATATAAACCAAATGATAGTGCCATTGTTAAGTCATCATTATAACCATTTTGTGCTTGTGCTTTACCGTGTTCCCAAATGAATGTTCTTAATTCCTCTAACATACGTTTAGAATGGAATATGAATGCTTTTTCACGTAGTGAAGATTCTAATTTAGAGATAAATAATGGACGGGTTTTTGATGAGTTAGTTATACCAGGAACAGTTTGATCATTTTCCATTTTAGTTACAAAATTATCAATCGACATATCTCCTCCTTTAGGCGAATAATATAAATTTGGATATCCACGTTCAATAATTGAATTAATAACATCCCATCCTATATTTGCATTTTCAACAACTAATAATGCTGAATTATATTCAGTAGCTGCTGTAATCAATGTGTTTGCAAATTCACGAGTACCAATTTTTGATTTAAATTCAGCTACTTGTCTAAATGATTTAGTAGCTAAAACGTGGAATGTTGAGTAGTCACTTCCGTCTCCACGGGCAACGTCAGCACATACAACATATGTTTCAGTAGGATCTGGATATTCCCAAATCCAAAAATCACCACTCATACCACGTCTTTCGACAGGATCCATAATGTGATTTTGTTCATAGTATTCTAAAATATCGTTTGTTACAACGTTATTTCCAGAAGCTAAAAAGTCACATTCATATTCTTGGGCAATTTCTTGAGCGCCCATATTTGATTTTTCATTCTCGAACCACGCTTGATCACGTTCAGGATGTACATCCCAAGGTAATTTAATTGGTAAAAATGAATTTTCATTATTAATAGCTGCCACCCAAGTTTTGTGGAACCAGTTACCAATACCGTTTGGTGATGATAATGCTATACACCCACCACCCGTTGAAATGGTAGGTTTAATTGCGGTATAGATCCGATCAATTCCATCAATAAAGGCAGCCTCATCTATTAGTAGGAGCGATACTGCAAATGATCGACCAGCATCTGAAGCAGCTGATGATGCTACAATCTGGGATCCATTAGATAATTTTAGTGATAATTTATTATTTGAATCAGGTTTATCTTTACCTTTAAGCCATCCTGGTAATTGTTGATACATAAATTGTACCTTATCTACCATGTTTACAGCTGTTGATTGCTTAGTTGCAATACATAATACAGTTTTATCTTTATGGAATAGCATTGTCCATAATGAAAAACCAGCAGCTAATGTTGATATACCTAATTGGCGTGATTTATTAATGATTGAATAATCATTTTTTAACCATAATTTTAATACTTGTTCTTGGAATGGATATAGATTAAAATTTACACGTCCTCTAGTTGGGTGTTGTACCATACAGTACTTACGCATAAAGTGAACCGGGTCTTGGAGGCACTTAATGTACTCTTGCCTCATTATATCCTTTATACTTGCTTCACTCATAATGTAGTTTTGTATATAAATATATAAAAAAAGAGAAGTCCGCTAAAAGCGGACTCTCTAAATAAACAAACATTATTATGAAAAATCTTATGCTTCTTCTTCAGCTTCAGCTCCTACTAAAGCAGCAGCATCTCTAGTTTCTTTATCTGAAATTTTAGGTATACCATATTTCTTTTTAGTAATACGGAATTTTTTAGCTAATTCTAAAGTAACTGGATCTTGTGTTTGGATCAATCCATCAGCGTATTGTTGAGCGATTTCTTGTCCTAACTCATCATCGTTAGCTACCATAGCTTGCATTTTATCAATATATTGTTGCTTTCCAGCAGCGTTATCAGCCTTACGATATGCTTCACGAGCACGTTTGTAATCTAATGTTTTGGCAGCAAGTGCAGCACGGTCAGCAGGAAGAGCGTAATCTGGATTAGCCTGAGTAGCAGCTGTATACTCAATGTCACGACCGAATTTTTCGCCACGTCCTTGAGATGGAGTAACCACGCCAGTAGCCTTTTCGAAACCAGTCGAAACGTCTTTCTGTGAGGCACTGAATGGCAATTCATCATATGTTATTTTTTTCTTTCCAATTGCTCCGATAACTAATGGACGAATAAATGATTGTTGTGATGCGTATTGGCGATCTGGATTTTTCTCGTTATGGATACGTAAAATATCTGTTGCAGTTAAAGATTGTCCTTCATCTTTTAATACTTTAACAATATCAACTAAACTTCTGAATTCGGCTTTAGATAATTTACCTTGTACGCTTTCTAACTCGCCACGGAAATCTGGTTTTAATGTGTATTTTACCTCAGCGGCACGAGCCATTTCACGAACTGTAATTTTATCTGATTTTTGATCTGATGAATACCCACCAACAATTTTACCTAAATCTTTTTCATCAGCAGTAACTGTATCTTTACCTACAGTTATAGTTTTAGTAGCTTCGCCCATGATTTCCTCACGAACAATTTTATCAATAATTTCTTTTAATTTATCTTCCATTATATATTTTATAGGAGTGTTTGATTATAAATATTGTTATTTCTTTAATTCATTTAATATGATAGCAATCCTTTCCTCAGTACTACCTTTAATTTCAACTACACGACGAGGAGGAAAATTCTTCAAAAACCATTTAATAGATGAATCGATCCGATCCCGATATTCAGGATTCGTTTCACGAATACCATTATTTTCTATTTCTACACCTTCAGGCGAAACATAAAAAATAATATCATATTGCTTAGCCAACAACATAGCTGCGTCAAATAATACCTCTTTTTCATTAGACTTAATCGACTTAGCTTCTTTAGTAAATGCGCAAACATCATATACTGTTCTATCAGTTAATAGATTATCATTAAATAATTCACTCGCACGTTCAGCAATAAAAACCAACTGACCTTTAACTGTAGAATCAGTATTTAGTGGGATACCTAACTCACTTAAATACTTAGAACGCTCAACACATCCCACATACTCTTTAAACTCATCTAATTCCATTAATGCCTTTACCAAAGTAGTTTTACCTACCGACATTGTACCTGCTAAACCTATTTTCATCGTGCTAATCCTAATGTTAATGCTTTATTATGACTAATTTCTTTACCCGTTTTTGGATGTATGTACGTCCGTTGTGTGACTGGAATCCAATGATTTTCCTTCTGAGTATAATCAAGAATATGATTATATCCCTTAGGATAAATTGTTTCTACTGATACTGGTCCGTTTGGATTTTTGTCTAAATCGTATGTCCAGATGTCTTTAACTCCATCTCTTTGAACATACTCACGTGTAAATTTACGTTGTTGTGCCACGCCTTCAGCGGTTAGGGTTTCGATAGATTTCGGTCTACCACGTCTTTCTGATTTCATATTATTAATGTTTGTTTAATATAAATATAATCAGGAAAAGAGTAATTTACTCTAATCCTGTTATTTGTTCTAATAAACATCGTCTGATGATAGATTCAGCAACATAAATACCATGTGCACCCGATACTGTAATACCACGAGCGGATAATGCATCTCCTACAAAGTGTACATTACTATATTCAGTTAGTGATAAATCATGATAGCGAACTAATGGTTCAGGCGATAAGTATTTAAC